TTTTAGGAGTGAATTAAAATGGCAAATAGTTATTCTTTCCCTGTAGCATATGCAAATATGCTGGATAGAATTTATAAATATGGCAGTGTTACTGCTGTTTTGGAGGCTGCAAATACTAAATATAGATTTAGTGAAGTAGATGCCAAAACTATTTATTTACAGAAAATATCATTACAAGGTTTGGCCGATTATACTCGTGATACTGGCTATGGTTCAGGTGATATCGGTATCACATGGGGAGCTCACACAATGGCGGTTGATAGGTCCAAAAAATTCATATTAGACGTATTGGATGCAAGAGAAGCTTACCTTCAAATTGCTCAAATCGGTGCTGAATTTATGCGGACTAAGGTCGTTCCTGAAATAGATGCGTATAGATTTCATAAAATATGTTCTCTTTGTTCTGTAGATACCACAGGAACTTTGACATGGGATACTGTTATTGCTGCAATTAATACAGGTTCAAAGACTTTAGATGATGCTGAAGTACCAAAAGAAGGTCGTGTCTTATTTGTTTCAAATGAAACTTATCAGAACATGAAGAAATCAGGGGAATTCAATAAGACAATAATTGTTACTAATAATAGTGGTAATATCAATACTGAAATCGCAACATATGACGGTATGGTGATTATACCTGTTCCAAGTACTAGATTTTACACTATATTTGATTTTGCTAATACTTCAGCTGGTGGATTTACTGTAAATGCTAGTGGTAAAGCAATCAATTTCATGATAGTATACGCACCCGAAATAATAGCAGTTATCAAACATATGGCACCAAAAATAGTAAATCCTGAAGTAAATCAAACTGCCGATGGTTGGATTTATGGATTCAGAATTTACCATGATCTATTTATAGCTGAAAATAAATTAACAGGTGTATATGTTCACTCTAAATCTTAAGGATTAGTTATGTTATTAAATATTATCAAGTACTATAAAAAAGTTACCGATTTGGCTTTAGTCAATATTAAGAATGAAAAACGGTTTAACTTTAAATCTAAATTGAATAATGATGTAATGCTTAAACAGTCTGAAGATCATTTAATTAATATGTATAAACGAGCTGGTGGTGGAATACTATCGGGGGAAGTTAAAAAGCATATTGAAGATTATAAAAAAGCTATGAAAAACATGCATGAATTAGCTGTTAAAGATTATAAAGAAACATTGGAACTTTTGAAGAGAGCTAAAAACAATGATGAAAAACAAATGATCTTGAATAGGTTAGCTAATAGAGGGTTTAAGGGGTTTATATCAAAGGACAATAAAACTTGGAATATAGAAACATACTCTAACATGTATTTTACACATTTACACAATGAAATGATTAGACTTGGTATGTTGGATTATATAAAGGATGATAAGATTCAAATATCAAGCCATAATACTAAATGTGAATTGTGTAGACCATATGAAGGAAAAATAATGTTAAAAAGTGAATTGGATGAAGCAAGGTCAAACGGGTTATTTCATCCCCACTGTAAACATATTATATTAGAGGTGAATAATGACTAAAGAATATTTGGAAAGTTTAGTACTTGATAGTATTAAGACAGAAACAAGAAGACGAAAATTAAATAGATTAAAACTAGTTCAAATAAATGATGGCTATAATAAAGCTATTGAAGGAAAGAAGGATAAAAATGGCTGAAACTTTAAAAGGAAAGACCGACGATGTCATAAACATATTAAATACAACTATGGGGAATTTAGGCGGTGTTTATTCGGGAGCTGCAACAATTACGCCTGAATCTGGTTATATATTCAATGCAGTGCAAATTATAACCGATGCAGTGCTAACATGTACAGGTGCTCCGACCGGAATAACTAGTATAACTTTCGCAGCTGGAACTATAATCTATGGTAAATTTACGCAAATTGTTATTGCAAGTGGTACAGTGATAGCATATCAAGGAGTTGTTTAATATGCTTGGTTTGGGATTAATGGCGAATAAAACGGTATTAAATAAAAATTATTTTCAATGTACTATAAAAACTGATAATACAAGCGCAGGAAGTAGTACAGACCATCAATTTTCATTACCGCTTGAGTCTGGCGGGACATATAATTTTACGATTGATTGGGGAGACGGTGTAAGGAATAGGATTACAGTCTATAATCAGGTGGAAGTAACCCATACATATAGTGCAATTGGCACTTATATTATTAAGATATGGGGAACTTGCATAGGTTTTAGATTCGCTAGTCTTGGAGATTGCAAAAAAATACTTACTATTACAAAATGGGGCAATTTGGAATTAGGTAATTCAAATAGGTACTTCGATGGTTGTTCTAATTTGAGTATTATTACAACAGATACACTGAAAAACCCAACGATGACTGATGCTAGTTATTTTATGTATGGATGTATTAATCTTAACAGTGATTTATATTGGTTAAACTCCGAAAATATAGACAATATGGGTAATTTATGCGGGAATTGTAGCACTTTTAATGGAAATGTTAGTAGATTAAATACAAGTAAAGTAAGAACAATGAGCGGTATGTTTGCTAATGACATAGAATTCAATAAGCCAGTACCTTTTAATACTGAGAATGTAGAAGATATGAGCTATATGTTTATATCTAACTATAAATTTAATCAACCTTTACTTTTCAATACTGCAAAAGTAAGAACGATGAATAGTATGTTATATTACGCAGCGGATTTTAACCAAGATATTTCTAGCTGGAATATAGAATTAGTCGACGATATGACCAACATTCTATATTTAGCGTGGTCATTTTCGAGAACTAATTATGATTTGGCGTTGATAAGTTGGGCAAATCAAAATGTACAAGACGGTGTACAATTTAGATGTATGGCACAATATACGTCAGGTAGTCCGGCAGAAATCGCAAGAAATCATTTGATAAGCGAACATGATTGGGTTATAACAGATGGAGGTGGCTTTTAAAGATGTTAATAGATTTAACTTTTGAAACTATAAAATTTATTATTACACAGTATAAGAAAAATTTACAAAGAGTTAACTTTACAAAACTAAATGTAGGTGAACATAAAAGTTTTAATGATAGTTCTTGGAATTATTGGATATTTGACAGTTATGCTGAAATGGTAAGTTGGGTAGAAACTAATATACCTGAAATAACAATTCCTCCAGAAAACATGATATGAAAAATTAAAAATATGAAAGAAGGTAAATAAATGGCTGAAACAGATAGAGGGCGTATATCAGTAATTGAATCAAGTATTTCTGGTGTTGCTGATAACGTCACAGCTTTAAGTACAAATAATAGCACATTAGAAAGTTTAATCTCTGTTCAAAGTACTGCGGTGTCTTCAATTTCTGAAGCTGCTAGCGCTATACAAGCAGATAGCACCACACCGTCATTAGTTGATAGTGTAGGTACAGAACTAGACGTAATATCGACAGCTTTATCAACAGCAAGTAGTAAAGTCACTGTTAATTCAACAGCACTTTCAACAGCTGATAGTAAAATAGTTAGTGTTAATACAGCGTTATCTACTTCAATATCAACAGCAAGTAGTAAAGTCACTGTTAATTCAACAGCACTTTCAACAGCTGACAGTAAAATAGTAAGTACAGCAAACAAAGTTGATAGCGTAGCAACTTCATTATCAACAGCTGATAGTAAAGTTGTAGTGGTTAGCACAGCACTTTCAACAGCTGATAGTAAAATAGTTGTAGTTAGTACAGCACTTTCAACAGCTGATAGTAAAGTTGTAGTGGTTAGCACAGCACTTTCAACAGCTGATAGTAAAATAGTTAGTGTTAATACAGCATTATCAACTTCATTATCAACAGCTGATAGTAAAGTTGTAGTGGTTAGTACAGCACTTTCAACAGTTGATAGTAAATTAGTAATAGCTGATAGTAAAATAGTTGTTGTTAGTACAGCACTTTCAACAGTTGATAGTAAATTAGTAATAGCTGATAGTAAAATAGTTGTTGTTAGTACAGCACTTTCAACGGTTGATAGTAAAATAGTAATAGCTGATAGTAAGATAGTAGATAATAGCACAGCACTTTCAACAGTAATTAGTACATTAGCTGTTTTATCAACTGCTATTAGTGTAGTTGATAGTAAAGTCACTACTTAATATTTAAAAAGGATGGGTTAAAAATGAAAATAGGTCATGTTAGTTATTTTGGTATAGGTAGAAGCGGGTTATATGAAGCAAGTCGGGACATGTACAGGGCTGATATAGAGTCAGGCCATGAAGTATATTTTTTTGATGCTGGTTTACCT